TTTCTTTTGCTCTTCTTGCCTAAAGATGCGATAACGACCTGGCTCGATGACACGTACTTGGTCATAGACCTTTTCTCCGAACTCGCCGTCAGGAATTACGGCTTTTTCTCCGATTCGTACTTGCGTAAGACTTCCGTAATTGGTTTCGCGGTCCAATCGCCAACCGTACACCTGAGTCGGATCCACCTCAATCCAATAGGGCCGACGATTAAGAGCACGCTCCTCTGCAAGACTTCTTGCGTTCGTAGGCGCAGGAAAATCAACCAGCGTGTGGCAGTGCCCATACGTCAGGGCACAAATCAAGAGTCGTCGAGCGTACTCATCTAGATCTGAGCCGCACCCGTCAACGTCTTTGTTAAAAACATCTGTCCAATAGGGATCACCTTGGACACTAATTGGTTTACGCAGAATTAACCCAGCTGCCGCACGAAGCAACCGCTGCGTATAGGGCGTAAAAACAGAGCGATTGACACGCGCTAGATACGCGCTGTAGTCCTCACGGGGTTCTAGAGGCAGAAATGCCTCGCAGTTGTCACGTAAATACTCCGTACCGTTTGTAACGGCTTTCATGATCTCCCAGCCCTTCATCTGGTCAATCACGGCCCGTGTCCGCACGAACGGGCTATCAACACTTCCCATATAGGAACTGCTGACAAGATGCGTTCTAACGAGACCAGGGACGGAGTAAGTCATGACACTTTAAAGTTGAACCATTAACAGCCCCATCGACGACGGGCTGCTTTACCCCGCTCGCCTGTCCAGCTACGACTTCGAGCGCAGAAAGAACGCTTACGGGCAGCTTCTTCCTTTGTCTTGGGCTTGCCAGTAACCGGCGGCTTCAAATTAGAACCCGTTTCCCGGTTGTACTTAGCCCGACCTTTAGCAGTCAGGCCAGCACCTTTACTAGCAGGCAGCTTTTCGCCACGGCCAACACTAAGGTTGGGACCACGCTTACGCTTTTTGCGCTCTGCCATAGCCTTAAACTCAAATACCGCTTGTAATGGTGCTAGACGTAACAAAGTTGCAAGTAATTACTTGCAAGTCACCAGACGTGGCCGTTGCGTCCATGCTGGTAATAATGCCGTTAAACACAAAACTTTTATTGTTGGTAGTGTCAGCAAACAATTCAAATTTTGCGTCTGCTTGATCCGTGCCTACCAGCACTTCGTCCATCAGGTCTGCAACTGCGCCTGAAGCAGCATTGTCATACAGCAACTCAACAGTGCCGGAACCGCTGACTTGACTACCAATAAAGCTACGGAAGGTGTCTCCCTGCTTTGTGGTGTCTAGCGTTTCCTTAGTGATGTTTAGCGACCAGCTGCGCGTTCCAGCGACGGCAGCCACAGTGCCACCGTCTTTTTCAAAGGACACAGAGCCCTCTTCACCTCGTACAAAAGCCATGATTAGACATAGGAAGGGTCTATAACCCCGAGTCTAACTCTTTATGTCGGCAGGGCCACGTTGTTATTTTTTGCCTTTGGGCTTGCGTTTTTTAGCGGTTTTGGCCGCTTGCTTGAAGTTTTTTGCCGTTGGAGCGCCAGGGTCGCCCGGTTTACGCATTTTTTCGCCAGAACCCGCCTTAATTCGACGCCGTTTGGCCGCAATATTGGCGTACAAACCACGTTTTTTGGCAGGCATGGCTAAAAACCTCTGTATTTACAGTGTAGCCCTCACATCTTCTTGCTGCCCTTTTTCATGCCCTTCTTTTTCTTGGGCGGACGGCCTTTTTGTGTGCCGTAAGTCCCTGGACCCTTAGGCATGACGCAAAATGCGACGACAAACCCAGTTTAAACAGCTTTAGACCCGTATTCCAGCGTTACACGCCGTTTTCGACCGCTAGGCGAATTCCAACGAAAAAATCGCACTTGCACTGACGGATGAAGTTCCTCCTCAGGCGATTGCAACGTCTTCCAGCGGTGATCACACTCCAAACAACGTCGCTCACGCACACAATCGTTGTCTTGCGACGTATAACGCCCCATTACCTTGGACTCCTCTGACCCACATTTCGGACAACAAGGCGCGTTGAGTGGACGAAACATCCTCAATACAGACGGTATGACGTTGCCCCCAGCGTTTCAGGCTTCGCCAGGTTGAACTGTTGAAGCACAAGATACCCGAAAGCATCAAAGGCGTGGTCTACTCCTAAGTTTTTGTTAGGCAAACCCGTCCCAGGGGCATAGGTCAACGTCCGCAACGACTTGATTAGCTCTTTACATCTCGGGTGAATTTTGACTCTTCGCGCTCCAGTGGCATCCATCAGACCCGTGTTGACCGCTGTGATCTTGTCTCGGATCTTCCACGGCGATCTAGGGCTTTGAACTGTAAAGCCACTGCGCCTGAGGATTGCGTGGTCCGTTACGCCCACTCCACTCGTCTTTCTGGCACCGCCTGTTGGGTCAGGGCAAGCAATAACCCGACGATCCACCCCATACCTACGGGTTACTTCTTCCGCAAAATCCCAAGTGGTCGCTCCACCGCGCAACAAGATCTCGTCAAACACGTACAACGTGTCCTGATCTTTGACGGCACAAATGCCAGACATTGGATCTACGTTGAAGTCAACGCCCAGCAGCAACGGCTGAATTGAAATGTCCTTCGCTTCTGTGGAAATGTTGTCGTCTGAAAAGCTGATGGCGACTAGACCCGTTAAGTTCTCGAAGGACGCTTCGAATTCCTGGCGGAACGTGCGCGAATCAAGTTGAGCGCGGGCTGCTTCGACCTCTTGCTTGCTG